CGGTCGCCTCCCTGTTCGAATCGTATCCGGCGCTCCAGCGGCCGCAGGTTCTCGCGAGCGATGCCGGTTTCTGCGGCGATCAGGTCGAGCGCGAAGGACAGGAAATCCATGCTCACCAGCCGAGCCTCTGCGCGATGGGCCGCGCGGGGGCGGCGCGGCGGGTGGGCTTGGGTGCGGGTTGTGGCGGTTGTAGTGGCGGCATGGCGGGGTTGGCGTTGGCGGATGCGGGGTTGTTGGCTGCAGGATCGACTTCGCCGGGTTTCTCTGTGGGGGGTTCCGCAACGACGGGCGCGGCGCCGATCTTGGCGGCCAGGCGGTTCCAGTCCAGGCGGGTGTGACGATGCAGGCGCAGCTCGGGGTGGTGCGTAGCGGCGTAGGCATAGACCCATGTGTCGAGCGGTTCATTGCGCGCGCCTGATTTTTTTCGGAATCGGTTTTTGCTGGGGTCGAAGGTTTCGCTGACCAGTCCAGCGAAATAGGCCGGTCCAAGGTCATCGGAGAAACGCACCATGCGCGCCTCGCGGGGTTTTTCGGCATCGGTCGAGAGACGGCCGAACAACAGGTGCTTGATAGCGACGGTACCAACGTGGTGGATCATGATGCCGCGTTTGTCGTAGTTGCCCCGCCAGTTGATTTCCTGCAGCTTGCCTTTGCTGATGATCGGTGCGTTGTTGGGGACGGCGCCGAAGATCACCAGCGGGCGACGAATGCGGCCGGCTTTGCATCCGTCTCGGGCAAAGGTCTTGACGGCTTCGGTGCGGTGTCCGCCGGCGTCGATGGCGGTGGCTTGCACGTAGAGCTGGTGACCGCTGGCGGTCTCCAGCGGGCGGTTCAGCAGTTCGACAAGCTGGCACCAGACTTCCGGCGATTCCGGGTCTCCGGGAAGTTCAATGTAATCGAGAACCCAGGCGGCCATTCCACGGCCCCATCCGACGATCTGCACGGCGAGGCGGTTGTCCTGGGTGTCCACTCCGGCGGTGATCACCAGCACGCCGTCCGGGGCGGTGCGCAGGGCGTAGGGTTCGGCGCGGTCGGCAACCAGGTTGTGCTTGACGGCGCGCATCGAGGGGTCTTCGTAGGTCTCGGCGAGGCGGTCGTTGATGAAGGTCTTGAGCTTGGCCGGGTCGGCCTGGGCGTCGAGCCACATTTCGACGAGGTCGGCCCAGCGGGGACCGAGGCCAATCTGGTAGTACAGGCAGTTGGTGTGATAGCCGCGGATTTTGGATTCCGGGTTTTCGGCAACCCAGCGGCCGGCGGCAATCATCGGCGTTTTGTGGTGCTCCTCGATGAGCGCGCCACACTCGCGGCAGACGTAGGCGACACCGGCGCGGCGGTTGCCCTGGCCGGCGCTCCAGCGCAGGCCGGACCATTGCAGCGGCTGCTCTTCGCCGCAGTGTGGACAAGGGACGTAGTAGCGGCGCTGGTCGCTTTTCTTGAACAGCGCCTCGATACGCGAAATGCCGGCAATCTGTGGCGTGGAGACGTACAGGCGTTTGGACGTGGCCGGGAATGCCGAGGTGCGGCCGTCGAGCATTTCGACGGGGTCGTCGCCGCTGGTGAGGTTGGCGGCGAATTCGTCGAGTTCGTCGACGATCAGGGTGCGCACGCTGGTCGATTTGAGACGCGACGGGCTGCCGGCGTGCTCGATGTAGAGTTGTCCGCCTGCAAAATCCTTGAATTCTCGGCGGTTGGCGCCGTTGCGGCTGTCGGTGCTGGTCAGCGTGGCCTGCACGCTGGGCGTCTCTTCGAGCATGGGGTTAAGCTTTTGCGCGACCCACTTCTGCTGCGACACTTCGCCGGGGAGGCAGACCATGATCGGGCCGGGGTGGTTGTCCATGGTGTAGCCCAGGACATTGACGGCGATTTCGGTTTTGCCGAACTGGATGGGGAACATCAGCACGACGGTCTGCACCGGCGAGCGGGCGGACAGGCAATCCATGGGCTCGCGCAACGGGGGGTTGCGGGCGGTGCGCCATTTGCCCGGCTCGGCGCTGCCTTTGCTGGACAGCCGGCGGTCGGCGTCGGCCCATTGCGAGACGGTCAGCGGCTTGCGTGGGGCGAGCGCGCGCGCCATGGCGGCGGCAATGCGCGGCTCGGCGCGGGCATACGCTTGTGGCGTCACGGCGTACCCTTGGCGAGCTTGCCGAAATGGGCGGACACATCGGCGAGCAGGATTTCGACCTCTTCGGCGAGCATGGCGCGGATCTGCTGCTCGTCGGCGATGGCGGCGAGCTGCGGCGCGAGCAGGTCGGGGAATGATTCGAAGCGCGTGCGCAGGGTGACGGTGGCGTCGGCGATGACCGCCAGCACGTCTGCGGCGACGAGGAGCTTTCCGCAGGCTTGCTCGTAGGCGAGCTTGGCGGCGAGTGCGGCGTATTTTTCCTTGACGGTGCGTGCGGCCTGGTACGACATGCGGCCGTCTGCGGTTTCGGTGGGAGCCGGGGCGGGTTCCGGGATTGTCGGCGGCGGGATCACGTGGCTGGGTTTGCTGGGGTCTTGCGTGGCCTGGATGGCGGCCAGGCTGGCTTCGACGTCGACCAGCGATCCTTCTGTGATCACCAGACGGCCGGACTCCTTGAGCTTGTTGACGTAGGACCGGGTGACGCCGAGGCGTTTTGCAAACGCGGCTTGGGTTTCGTGGGTCATGGCTTGGCCAGGCGCTGGCGTTTGTCGATGCACTGCACCTGCGCGAAAAACTTCTCGTAGAACTCGAGCAGCGGCCTGGACGTGTGAATGGCCGTTTGCTCGAATCGGGGATTGGTGTTCACGTTGGCGCTGGACTCGACAACATAGGCGGCGTCGTGCGGTTCGTTGTAACCCAGCATGATTTTGCTGTGATTGCGGGCGATGGTCATTTGGCAACGGCCGGCGCGTTCCATGGCGTGCACATACTCGTAGACGTCCGGGTAGGTGCCGGGCATGATTTCGCCGAAGTACAGGCGGATGTGGTCGAGCTTGCCGGCGTCCTGCATGGCAAACAGCCATTGCGCGTCGTCGAGATTCATGCACCAGGTCGACAACGTCAGGCGATCGAGGGGCATGCCGGTTACGATGTGGCGCAGGTACGACAGGGCGTCAATGTCGCCAGATGACATGATGTGGTAGGAGGTTTCCTGGGCCAGGATGGGCGGCAGCAGGCGGGCGAGTTCGGCTTCGCTGGTGGCGCGTCGCAGGACCAGTGCGCTGGCTTTGCGGGCAATGGCGGCGCTGCGTTGTGTTTGCTTCTGGCGCGCTTGCGTGGCGGCATTGGCGGCGTCTGCCAGGGCGAATTCTTCGTCGAACAGGCCGGAATTCATGGCGTGGCTCCTTGCGCCATCAGGCGCGCTATGGATCGGTCGACTTCGATCACGAGGTCGGCTTTGATTTTGGCGAGGATGCGGTCACGGATGCGATTGCTGGCGAACATTTGCGAAAAACCGATCACCTGTACTGGCTCAATAGGAAGGCGTGCTTTGCCTGTGCGGATGAAAATCGTTCGGCCTTTGTTGCCGACGAAGGCGCCGGGAATGGTTTTCAGCCCGCCGCCGCGCTTGATCAGGAACCCCAGCTGGTTTTGCAGGGCTGCCAGCTGCTTTTTGTTGGCGCGCGCGCCCCGGACCTTGACGGCTTTGCCTGCGATCTGCGCGGCCGCCAGGAAGTGGATCAGGTTCAGCGAGCGGCCGACCTTGCGCGCCGATCCGAAAACCTCAATGGTGGCCTGCAGGCTGCCGGAACGGGCCTTGCTCAGGCGGATGCTGCTGCGGACTTCTGCCGGCTTGACGGCATAGGTTTCGGGGATGGCGCGGGCGATTTCGGCGCGGGCCTTTTCGGCCACCTTGTTGATTGCCGGGCCGATCACCTTGGCCTGCATGCCGCTGGACAGCGTGCTTAGGCGGGCCTGTACTTCGGCAATGCCTTGCAGTCTAACGCTGATCATTTTCGGCTCCCGAGGCTGGCGTGTTGGGGCGTAGCGGCCCGATCACGATCTGTGACAGGGGTAGGCCTGTGTTCGGCGATTTAACGCCGATTTCGTGGCCGTTTTCGCTGGCCCAGAACGTGGGCTGGCCATCCAGGCCGGCGCGAATGGCGGCGTTTATCGGATCGGCGCCGAAGGTTTCGCGCAGGGCGTCTATCCATTCGGTGACTTTTGGCATAGCCAGGCGCAGGCTGGTGGTTTTCATGGGCTGTTCCGGGTTCTGCAAGGGCTGTTCCGGGTACCCCGAACAGCTGGAAGCCTTGCCACACAAGGGTTGTACGGGGTGTTCCGGGTGTTCCTTGTGTGTACGCGTATAGAGAAGTTGACG